CGGGGATTTGGGTGGAGAGTTCTTCACGCGCCGCCGGTTCGCTAGTTCGTTTAACAACGAGCCAGTGTTCCTTAGCGGATTCACGGAGGATCCCTTCACGAAGCAGATGTCCCAGGTTCAATACTGGGGCCCCTGTCTTCCAGCGCCAACGAGTTTCTTGCAGTATCCGGCCTTTGCCCATTCCAACGATTCAACGTTGGATAAGCTTGGGTCGGTTGCAATTGCTCGTTGTTCGCCGTCAAATCCCTCGGCGGATCTATCCGTTTTCTATAACGAGACAATGAAGGAAGGAATTCCTTCAATGATTGGCGCCACCTTGATGAAGTGGCGTAATCTCTCCGCTCGAGAGCGCAGGCGCGCAATCGGGCAGGAGTATCTCAATTATGAGTTCGGATGGAAGCCATTTGTCAACGATCTTAAGAGTTTATCTCATTCGATCGTACACGCCGAGTCCATTAGGACTCAATACGAGCGTGATTCTGGCAAATTGGTCCGCCGCAAATATGGTTTCAAACCTTCACTCACGGAGTCGTGGACCACGGTGCGAAGCAACGTTAGTCCTTGGATTAACCCTTCTGCATCGCTGCTAAACGACACGCCGTCTGTGAACAAGGGGAGCGTAATTCTTCACTCGAAAGTGGAGAAATATCAGTGGTTTAGTGGAGCTTTTACGTACTATGTACCGCCGGTAGACGGAAGTCTCCGAACGGGACTAGCACGCAGCTTCATAAACGCGAGAAAAGTTCTCGGGTTGTCACTGACTCCAGACGTAGTCTGGAACGTCACCCCTTGGAGCTGGGGGATCGATTGGTTTACCGATACGTCTGAAGTTCTCTCGAACTGGACGGATTGGGCCATCGATAACCAGGTGTTGGCGTATGGGTACCTGATGGAACATACCATCAGTACAAATACCTATACGTTCGTCGGTCCGACCGGATTCAACCGGAAGGACGTTCGACCACCCGACGTGACGCTGGTTTCTGAAACCAAGCGGCGAAGGAAGGCAACACCCTATGGGTTCGGCCTTACTACTGGGGCTTTTACAGCCCGGCAGAAAGCGATTGTTGCCGCGCTTGGAATTTCCAGGTCGCGGTAGCAGACGTGTTGTGCCTGCGTTTCAACGCCAATAGGGGGTCTACCAAGACTCCTAGGAGTGATGCTCATGTCATTTGCTGATCCACAAACGCTGACCATCGCGCCGGCGGCCGCTGTGTCCCTCCCACGCACTTCGGTGGGTGAGGACGAGAGCGAGTACACCAGCGCGGATGGTCTCCTCCAGATCGTTGCGAGCCATGACTATGGCAAGCGCGTTCGGAGGGTGTTGCGGGTCAACGCCTCGAAGTTGACCTCGGATCCGTTTAAGCCGACGGAGAACGTCAAAGTTTCGATGAGTTTGTACATCGTCTTTGACCTTCCTCCGGCTGGCTATACGGCAACCGAGGCTCAGGCCGTTTACACTGGCTTTAAAAACCAGTTCACGGCCGCTTCCGACGCGCTGATCGTCAAGCTGCTCGGCGGTGAGTCCTAAACAGACTCTCGTCGACTGCCTGGTGATCTGCGGTCGCAGAGCGATAAAGTGTCGGATACCGGTCCCCCGGAGTGGGGAGATGGTGGTCCTAACTATTCGACGACGGAAGAAATATCTTTCCGTCGGAGCATCAGTGATCTCACCTGGCCGCAAGCAATTGTGGCCGTAGGTGTGATTAATCTGGTGACTCAGTCGATAGCTCTGGTAGGCGAGGCTCTCATCACGGGTCATCTATGACCCCGAATCAAGATGAGAGAGCAAACTTTACAGATGTAGTCGTAAGGCGACGTCGTTCCGTTGCAAAACGGGACTGCTTCGTCATCACGATCTACATGGCGACTCAACCAACTCCCGCGGAGCTAGATCTGCTCGCTAATACCTTGGTTGCTGCAAAGCAGCTAAAGGTTGAAGCGGACAGGCGAAGCCTGCGCGAGATTCTGTAAAGCTGTTTGCCAGGATTCGTTTCCTGGTTGACATCGACGACATGGGCTAGGGAATAGCCACCTCTGTTAAAGGAGGGACTATGAAAAGCCTGACGTCACTCTGGTCCTGTACGGCCAATGAATTGGCCGTACGATGCTGCACTAGCGCCACTCGCGACATAACTACTGTCGCGAGTCGGACTGAACACGAAGGGTTGTCGTTTCTAGCGATTACCCTGGCGGACTATGGAAAAGCCTTTCAACATTGGCTTGACCAAGGGTTCGTCACCCCTTCCGACGTTACTTCTTTCAAGAAGGATCGTCGTACTGGGCTCCCCGTATTCCTACGAGGTTTCCTTGGGCGTGTGTTCTGTCCTGTAAGCGGCACTCTTCTGGAGAATCCAGACATTGAAGCAATCTATGCCGTGCGTCAGCTAACGCTGATGTATAGCAAGATAGCTCTCCCTCAGGATGAAACCTCGCAAGAGGAATCACCCACGCGGGTTGTAAGCCTGCGGCGTGAGAGACAAGCAATGCTGGAGTACATCCAGTGTGAGCAGGACGTCCGAGAAACGGATGATTTGCTTGACTTCCAATATATGGAAGATTTCAAGCGCATCGCCCGTTTGCTTTATACGGACTTGTTCGCCAAAATGGATAGAGATATCCATTGGGGTCGACTAGTTCCGAAGCACGGTCCAGGTGCAGTTGCAGATCGCATTAGCAGTAATGCTAAGTGGTCTCTGCGCACTTGGACGTCTCGCCTCAATTCAGCTACTCTGCTGGATGAGGAATTCCTTATCCCGAACTTGTCCTTTAAGGACGAGCTTAGGAGTGAATTGAACGTCCTCGAACCCGGCGCCGAGATGCCTGTTAAGGTCATCACGGTTCCTAAAACGCTCAAAACACCACGGATTATTGCTGTAGAGC